ACCAAGCCACTCTCAATGAGAATGGTTGGTGGTGCCTCTGGTCTTGGTGAAGCAGATGTTTCAATTGGCACCTTGGCCTTCGGCTGGGATCACTTTGCATCTTCAGAAGACACGGACGTTGGCTTGCTCTTCCAGGGCAAGGCACGCGGTGAATCCGTAACAAATCATACGCAGTTGGCCAACTACATCACTGACAATGTTGTCAACAAGCGTAATCCAAAGGATTGTGTTCTATTCGTTTCACCAGATATTGATGACGTTGTGAACAACAAGGGTGAAGAAGCGAACGATGTTGTGGCATTTGCTAGCAACTTGCGTGACTCGTCTTACGTTGTTTGTGACTCAGGTTACAAGTGGATGTACGACAAGTACAACGACGTAAATCGTTGGGTACCTCTGAACGCCGACATCGCTGGTCTTTGCGCTAGAACCGATCGTACCAACGATCCATGGTGGTCACCGGCTGGTCTAACCCGTGGTCAAATTTCAAATGTTATCCGTCTGGCTTGGAATCCTCGTCAGGCAGAACGTGACACGCTCTACAAGTCAGCTGTCAACCCAGTTATCTCAGAAAAGGGTCTCGGCACTTATCTGAACGGTGACAAGACGTCTCTTGATCATCAATCAGCATTCGATCGTATCAATGTGCGTCGTCTGTTCATCACACTTGAAAAGGCGATCACAAAGGCTTCGAAATTTGTTCTGTATGAGTTCAATGATGACTTCACCCGTGCTCAGTTCAGAAATGCTGTTACTCCATATCTAAGAGATGTGAAGGGTCGTCGTGGTATCTACGATTTCCGCGTTATTTGTGACTCTTCTAACAACACTCCTGAAGTTATTGATCGTAACGAATTGATCATGACGATTTTGATTAAACCAGCACGTTCTATCAACTTCATTACGCTGAACTTTGTTGCTACCCGTACCGGTGTCAGCTTTGAGACTGTTACTGGATTTGGCGGATAAATAGATAGAAAATGTTACTGAATAAAATACCACAGCGGACATATGAAAAAGTAAAATACAAATGTGACTGCTGTGGTGATATTAGAGAAGTGTCTTACGGTAATTTTAAACAACAAGAGAAATTACATCCTGGTATTCATCGATGTGTAAATTGTTCAAGATCTATACAATGCACACGAATGACTCGCTCTGGAGAAAATCACGGTCGATGGAATCCTGACAAGGGAAAATTCAAAGAGTATGCTAATCAAGTAAGATACCTAACTGAGAAAAACTATAATAAATATAAAGAAATGATCAATCCAAATAATCTGCCAAGAATGCCAAACGGTACTATCAATGGTTATCAATTAGATCATATCATATCCGTGAAAAAAGGATTCGAAGACAACATATCACCAGCCGTGATAGCTTCTCCTTCAAATTTACAAATGTTGCCTTGGCATATCAACAGACAAAAGTGGTCATAACTAGGTTTTAAAGGAGAAATATCTTGGCTGGATTTAACATCAGCAACTTCAGATCGCAAGGTTTGGTTTTTGGTGGGGCAAGACCCACCAACTTCCTTGTGACTCTACAGTTCCCAGACGCAATTGACGTGCCTGGTGCTTCTGAAAAAGCACAGTTTCTTGTCAGAGCTACCTCTCTGCCAGAAAGCATCATTGGTAGTATTCCGATCCCTTACTTCGGTCGTACTATCAAGTTAGCTGGCAACAGAGACTTTGAGGACTGGAATGTCACAATCTTGAACGATGAAGACTTCTTGCTGCGTAACACATTCGAAGCTTGGCATAATGGCATCAACACGATCATCTCAAACAGACTTGATATAGACATGGCCAACATTGCTCCAGCTTTGGGTAATTCCTACAAGACAAGAGCTTTCGTAACTCAGTTTGCTAAGACTGGTCCTGGCCAGGTTGACGGACCGGGTGCTACCAAGACTTACTTGTTTGAAGGCATTTTCCCAACGCTTATATCCGATATTCCTCTTGACTACAACAATGTCAACGAAGTGGAAAACTTCTCAGTGCGCTTTGCTTACGATTGGTGGGAACCATACGTAGCAGCCGGAGATGATCCGATCTTCCCGCTTGAACTACCTGACGACTTCTAAAAGTATCGGAATTAGATAATGAAAATACTAGGTTTTGAAATCAAGAGATTTAGGAAGCCAGAAGAAGCGATCCCAGCAATTGCGTCGCCGTTGAAAGATGACGGCGCAACTGTTATTAACGCTCCTTCTCCTAATGCTGCCGCTGGTTCCAGTGGTATATTTCTTGATCTTGAAGGTACAGTAAAAAACGAATCTGAACTTATCACTAAGTACAGAGATATGGCATTGCACCCAGAAATCGATGCAGCCATTGATGAAATCGTCAACGAATCAATTGTGACTGAGGATGGCGAAAAGACCGTTCAGATCGTTCTTGATGACGTTCCTGTTCCTGATACAACAAAGAAATTAATCGAATCGGAATTTGATGAAGTCCTACGCTTGTTAGAGTTCCATCGAATTTCGTATGACGTATTCCGCCGTTGGTACATCGATGGCAGACTTTATTATCTTGTGCTGTTCGATCCTGCAGCGCCGTCAGCTGGTATTCGTGAACTTCGTTACCTTGACCCGCGCAAGATCCGCAAGATCCGTCAAGTCAAATCAACCAAGGACAAGAACACCAACACTGTTCTGACACACGTTGATAAAGAATACTACATCTATGCTGATAAAGCTCTTATGTCTGGCCCAACCGCACAGCTGCAGAATTTCACATCAACCTCAACCGGTGTGAAGATCGCCAAGGATGCGGTAGTTTATGTTCCGTCGGGTATGAGCAATTCGAACCAGACGATGGTTCTCTCCTATCTTCACAAAGCTATTAAGCCGCTGAACATGCTGCGTTCGATGGAAGACTCTCTGGTCATCTATCGTATCAGCCGTGCACCTGAACGCCGTATCTTCTACGTTGACGTTGGCACCATGAGCCATTCAAAGGCGGAAGCTTACGTTGCGAGTATCATGAACTCAAACAAAAACATGGTCGTCTACAACGCTCAAACGGGCGAGATCAAGGACGATCGCAAGTTCATGACTATGATCGAGGACTATTACATTCCTCGTAGAGAAGGTGGCAAGGGTACTGAAATTGACACTCTGCCAGCTGGTCAGAACCTTGGCCAGATTGAAGACATTCAATACTTTCAGAACAAGTTGTACAATTCATTGAACGTTCCTGTCACGCGTTTGAATCCCGATGACGCATTTGAAATCGGTCGTTCGACTCAAATCAGTCATGATGAAGTCAAGTTTGCTAAGTTCATTGATCGACTTCGCTTGCGCTTTTCAACAGTATTCCTTGAAGTGCTTGAACGTAACCTTGTGCTCAAGCGCTTGATGAGCGGTGATGAGTGGGATCAAATCGTTCATCACATCAAGTTCAAATATCTTATGGACAATGACTTTGCTGAACTCAAGGATCTTGAAATCCTACAGATGCGTCTAACCGCCGCACAGTTGATTGACCCTTACGTTGGCCGTTACTACTCAAACACTTGGGTACGTAAGCATGTTCATCGTCAGTCAGAAGACGACATTGAAGAGAATGATGATGAGATCGCAGAGGAAGTGGACAATCCACAGTTCTTGCCTCCTGATATGCTAATGCAAATGCAGGATCAAGAGTTCCAAAATCAACAAGCACAACAGGATGCATCTTCGCAACCTAAAAAGAATAAATAAGAACAGAGAATTTTAAGGAGACACTGATATGGATCAGGAAGAAGAAAAAACTGTGGAAGAGCTTCTGGTTGAAGCTTATGACGACATCATTCGTGGTGCAATCGAGGACAGACCAGCTGATGTTCAGGATGCTTTAAAGGCTGTTCTTGATCAGAAAATTGGTGAACGTCTTGACGCTTTGCGCGTAGAAATTCCGATGAACACCTTTGATGTTCCAGTCTCTAACACCGAATACGGTGATGACGATGAATGGGAAGTTGAAGACGAAAACGATGATGAAGTTGAAGTCGCTGAGGAAGAAGTAGAAGAAGACGAAGAAACCGAACAGCTTGACGAAATTTCTAAGAAGACTCTTGCAAGCTATGTCTCAGGTGCTTTCCGCGATCGCGGTCATAGCTTTGGAAGTGGCGCCAGAGATGAAAGACGTAAGATAGATGATATGAAGAGATCATATGATAATCTTGGCGCAGCTTCTAATTTAGGCTCGGGATTGGATAGTGGTGAATATAATAGTGTGTACAACGCACGCTCGAGTATTTACGATCGCATGCAAAAAGCTGAACGTAAACATGAAGACAAAAACTTGAATCGCAGACGTGGTGTTGAAAATGCTCTCAACCGTTTGCAGGGCAGATTTGCTGGTAAAACAGTTAAGACTACTGAGCCAGAAAAGACACCTACCGGTAGAGATTCAAAGACCAAAACTGTTACCAAGCACACCAGAGTCTACAAGGATTACAAGGGCGAGTAATGACCAAAGAGGCCAACATTCAAGCTTTTTTTGAGAGCTTCGAACAACTTGACGAGAAGCGTCGGAGAGGCGGTGGTGGTCTCATTGGTGCTTTGTTGAAAGCTGCATTGACACCGGCAAAGAAGCCAAGATCTTCAGGAGCTAAGAAACCTGCTGCTGATGTGCCAGTTCACACGACTCAATATCGTGATCCAAAAACTGGTCGCATCACACCACAGTTTTGGGGCAATCAAGGTACACCGAAATCACCTTCGATGAATGACATCATTCGACGTAAAAATGAAGCGAGTGGTCTTGCTCATCACAAGGCAAATTATTCTCCTGAAGCTAGAGCGAAGCATAAAGAAAACTTGATCAGATCCTTGAAAGCCAACCCACATGTTGGTGAAATCATGGATATTGAGTCAAAGGTCAAATCTGGCAAATACAAGCGACCAAGTTGGATGAAGGAGAGTGTGCTTTCGAATTGGTACAAGGCTAAGAAACGCAAAGAAGCTCTCTCCGCCAAGATATCTGATGATGCAGCCACCAAATCCTTGAAGGCACGTACGTATCAAGGCGTTGCCAAGAAAGCGTTCAGCGACGATTTCAAGAAGACTGCAACCGATATTGCTGCCAAACATGGCAAGCGTGCGGACCAATTGAACAGAAGACTTGATGCTGTAAAGAAACCAAAAACACTCAACTATATGGGTAGCAAGTAATGTCAACATCATTGGTATTAAAAAATTCGCTTAATGAAGCAACACTTTGGGCTTCAACGAATACTACGTTTGTTATTGCTGGTAACAATTCTGTTTCGAACGTTTCCTATGTGAATAGTGATAACCTAGTACAGAACGTGGCTTCTGCTTCTATTCGTAAGATCATTTGTTCAACGAATGCTACGGGAGCAGTGTGGACTATTTCGCGCGGCGGCAACGTAGCATGGCAATGTTCTGGTAATTTCACATTCGACTTTCAGGCACATGGTATGCCACTTACTCAAGATGCTGCAGCCAACGTTGTTGTTGGTATTGCTGGCGGTGCCGGCACCATTCTAATCGATATTAGCAAGGTATCTAACTACTAATGAAATTTTTACAAGAACTTTCTGAAGACGTTCAAATCGTCACAGAAGCAAAGGAAGACGGCAAGAAGGATCTGTATATTTCAGGCGTCTTTATGCAGTGCATTCCTAATCGCAACGGTCGTATCTATCCTGAGCATGTAATGCAGAAGGAAGTTGGTCGTTATCTGAAGGAAATGGTCAAGGCCAACCGCGCTGTCGGTGAACTTGGTCATCCACCGAACCCGAAGCTAAATGAAAATCTTATCTCACATAAGATTACCAGTCTTGAGATCGATGGCAAGAATGTCATGGGCAAGGCACTTGTACTTAACACACCAATGGGAACTACTGCACGTGGTCTCATTGAAGGTGGTGTACAGCTCGGCGTTTCATCACGCGGTCTAGGTTCTCTAAAAGAGATCAAAGAAGGCTTAAAGGAAGTTCAAGATGACTTCCGTTTGATCACAGCAGCTGACATCGTCATGGATCCTTCAGCACCTGATGCATTTGTCAATGGCATCATGGAAAATGTTGATTGGTTCTACGATGCTGTTTCAGGAAACTGGCGTCAAGCTGCAATTGCTGAAGAAACAAAGAAACAAATTAAGACGTTGAGCAAACGTGAGCTTGAAGAAGCCCAGCTACGTCTCTTTGAGCATTATCTCGCTCAAATTTCAAAAATCACTAAATAAATTCAAGAAAACAAAACCTCCTAGGAGTAATTTCTAAATGGCTAAGACTAAGAAGCAAATTGATGAAGCAACGGGCGAAAAGCTTGTTGAAGATTCAGTAACTAACAACGTTGACACTTCTCCCCTGGAAGGTATGTCAAAGACGAACGCAATGTCAGTTGTTATGAAACAAATGGCTGATATGCAGGGCGATCATTGGGTAGATTTCTTTAAAGCTGTTCAGGCTCAAGTTGGCCAGTTCTCAGCACCTACTGATGGCAATGCAGATGGTAATGCTGCAAGCATTCAGATGAGAGGCGATGCTACTAAGGCAAAGTTCACTGAATCTGTTCAAGCTGACCTTGACGCAATCTTTGGTAACTCAAAAGAATTGAGCGAAGATTTCCGTGGCAAGATTCACACCCTGTTTGAATCAGCTGTGAATGCACGTGTTGCTATCTTCGAATCAGAACTTCAGGAAGCGTATGAAGAAGCGCTTGAAGAAGAAGTTTCTATGCTACACGAATCACTTGTTGAAAAGTTGGATGACTACGTCTCATACCTTGCAGACGAATTTATCACTGAGAACAAGGTAGAAATCGAAAGAACGATTCAGGCTGAAGCTGCGATTGACTTTGTTCAGGCGCTTGGCGAATTGTTCCTAGAACACAATTACAACATTCCAGAAGAACAGATTGATGTCCTGGAAATGATCTCAGCAAAATACGATGAGCTTGAAGAAGCTCACAACGAAGCATTGCTGCGTCTCATCGAAGCTGAAAAGATGATCGATGAAAAGAGCAAGAGAGAAATCGTCACAGAAATGTCTGCGAACCTGACTTCAATTGAAGCAGAAAAGTTCAAGACGTTGGTTGAAGGCTTTGAGCTTACAGATGACGTAGAAGCATATGTCAACAAGCTTGAAACAATCAAGGAACACCACTTCGGTAAGACAACTCCTGGTAAGACAAAACTGATCACGGAAGAAATCGAATACACCGAAGAACAGGTTGAAGCGGAAGCTAGAGAAGAAAAGAAGGCTGCGAACCCAAATATGCAGCGTTACTTGGCATCTCTAAATTCTACTAGAAAAGCCTAAGTTGCTGCGAGTCAAAATACTCAAACAACTAAATATAACAAACTTCAAAGAAAAGAAGACACAGGAGTTAAATTTAAATGATTCACGGTAATGATACTAGAACGCTAGTAGAAAAGTGGAAGGATCTGCTTGACGCTGATGGCGAAGCGCCAATCAAAGATCTTCACAAGAGACGTGTCGTTGCCTCTCTTTTTGAAAACACGGAGAGAGAACTAGGACTCGCTCATTCTCTAGGTTCACGTCAGCAGCTGAACGAATACACATCAGGCGTTCCAGCTAACTTTATGGGTGCCTCCTCATCAACAGCTGGTTCTGGCGGTATCGATACGTTCGACCCGATCCTGATCAGCATGATTCGTCGTACGGCACCGAACCTTATGGCCTACGATATTCTTGGCGTGCAGCCGATGACCGGTCCTACCGGTTTGATCTTCTGCTTGCGTCCAACATACTCTACGCAGGCTGGTCAGCAGACTTTCTATAACGAAGTCAACACTGCCCATGCTACGGTTTCTGGTGGTACTAACACCGCTGGTGATAAGCACGTTGGTTCACTTCCTGGTAACTCATCTGTTTCAGCTAACCTTGCTGCTACAGGTCTGTACAACTGGGCTGGTGGTATGTCTACGGCACAGGGCGAAGCTCTGGGTTCAGATGGCAACACTGCTTGGCCAGAAATGTCATTCACCATTGACAAGCATACCGTTACTGCAATGGAAAAGAACTTGAAGGGTGAATACACCATTCAGATCGCTCAGGACTTGAAGGCAGTTCATGGTCTTGACGCTGATCAGGAACTTTCTACCATCATCTCAACGGAACTTCTGGCTGAAATCAACCGTGAAGTTGTCCGTACTGTAAACTTCACTGCAAGACAGGGTTCACAGGAAAACACCACAGTCGCTGGCTTCTTTGACCTTGATACCGACTCAAATGGCCGTTGGTCAGTTGAAAAGTTCAAGGGTCTTATGTTCCACATCGACCGCGAATGCAACCGTATTGCCAAGGAAACACGTCGTGGCAAGGGTAACTTGCTTATCTGCTCTTCTGACGTTGCTTCGGCACTTCAGGCAGCAGGCGCACTTGACTACGCTCCGGCCATCCAGAATGCGCTTTCGGGCGAAGTCGATGA